CTTTGCTGCTTCGTCCTTTGGCTTTTCGGTGGAAGTTGAGTTGCTTTCAGACGAAACTTGATAACGGTCTGCTGAAACGGCGTTGCGGCTAGGGTCCGACTGTCGTGGGGCTTCACCGCCACCCTTGCTACCACCCTCGCTTTTGCCACCGCCCTCATCCTTGCTACCGCCAGCACCGGCAATACCGCCTGTGTGCTGATTACCTCGGAACTCGTGTCCGGCTTCCTCTTTCTTGACTTCGCTACTTTCCACCACAGACTTAGCCCACGACCAACCGGCATCGCCACCCCACGCATCCCAAGCCACACGACCCGGTGAGGGATAGCCATCCTCGTCTTGGTGAAATCCTTCTGCCTTCTGGTCAACCTGATGGCGGTCAAAATAAGCCTTCATACGCTTCAGGGTGTCCAGCGAAACGGGGTGAGCGTTGGCGAGGTCAGAGGCACGCTTGCGACCCACGGGCGTGAAGCCAGAACCAGCCTTGCCTTCCTTCAGCCAGCCCAATGCTCGTTGGGCGGCTTCCTGAACGCCCTTCGGTGGGGTTGTTGCATCTTTCACCACTACGGCTACTTGGTTGAGGATTTGGAAAGCGGCGAATAGGCGGTCAAAGTTCGCCATCAGGTTGTCGTGCTTGTCGGCCATACCCAATGAGGTGAAATCCAAAACTAAAGCAGCGAGGCGCGGGCGAAGTCGTTCCAAACCTTCGAGAGTTAGGCCGTTGTTCCACATTTCAGCAACAAACTCGGCTTTGGGGGTACGTGGGCGGAAGTTGCAGAGAGCGTGGTCAATACCGACAATGCGGTTGTTTGAGGCGATAATCCAGTTCTTGGGGCGGCGGTCTGCATTTGCTACGAGGTAGTCAAAGAGTTGTAGTGCCGTTCCCTGTGCGTTGGTTGGGAGTTCGGTTTCGTTTTGTTCGTTGGCGGGCGTTCCGTTGATAAACGGCATAATGACTGTCGTAGGGCTGGTGAAATAGCAGTCTCGGACAGGCGCGTTCATCGCCTTGCCTACTTGGGCTGCCAAATACTCCTGTGCGGCAAGGATTTCAGCACGATAGAGCCGACCCGTCTTGTTGCCCACCCAGTCCTTCATTGACTTTTCCAAACCACCAGAGCCATCAGCAAACTGAACGAACGAGAAACCATCGTTCTGATTGCCCTTGAACTTGCCATCTAAAGGCTCTCGCCCTGAAATGTCGGTGCTGGTAAAGGTAATGAAGTTGGGTTGGAACACTGACTACTCCGAGAGCAGGGCAGTCGTGGTGAAATCCAAATCTTTCGCACGCTTGACTACGGCAGTAGGAACGGCAACTTTTAGAAGTCCATTAGTGGTGAAATCCCACGAGCCAACCTTGGCTGCCTTAGTCAGTTTCTCGGCTTCTAGGGTCTTGGCGGTCTTAGGGGCGAGGTTGTCGCTGAAAAAGTCGCTAACATCCACGATTAGTTCCTCTTAGGGGGTTTGCGGTATTTTCCACCACGGCGCTTGTATTCCTGAACAACCCAACCGTTTGATACGGCAGAGGGATAGACATCAAACTTGGCTTTGGCATCTACCTTGACCTGCTCGTAGAGGTCGGGGTCGGTAGGGTTGCCTTTCTTGCTAGAAAACACCTCGGTGTAATCCACTTGTTCATCGGCTTGTTCATCGGCTTTGGTTAGTTCACCAGCGGCTTGACCGGCAGGTTCTCCCGTGGCATCCATATGGCGCAGTTGGCAGAAGCCCTGTGGGTTGTCAAGATACTTTCCAGCAATAGCAACACAGTCATCGAAGTCACCGTGTTCGCCCCATTGGATTTGTCCATCAGCACCATCGTTGTACCAGTCAATAAGACCTTGGGCGTTTCCTGCTTTATGGATTTCTACTTCACGGGCTTTCGCAACCCAGACTTCTAGCGACTTCGTAAGTGCTTCTGTCTCAAATGGATTACGCATAATGCCTCCGGTGTGTAGATACGACTAACCGCCACTACTTTACCCCAGACTTCAGGATTTCAGTAGCGGCGGCTAGCGATGAGTTTGGGAACTGACTAGGCAGCCATCGCTTCCAAGCGTGCGGCTTCATCGCCAGCGCGAGCGCCTCTGGCGCGCTGACTTGCGGCTTCAGCACGTGAAGCGCGACGAGCATCCTCGTCACCTCGAACCTTGCCGTGAATACCAGCGATACCTTCGTGCGCCCCAGCCGCCATCTTGTGGGCTTTTTCGGCTTCTCGCAGAGCCTCGGCGGCCTTAGCGGTTTCACCCTTTAGTTCGTGTTCAAATGACTTGGCCCACAGGTCGGTAGCCCTTTCTCCGTTTTCCTTGGCAGTACGCTCGTACCGACCCTGCGTAACCTTGTGGCCTTCGCGCTCGTGGATAAGACGACCACCGGATGACATACCACCCGTGTGCTGATTGCCGTGGAACTCGTGTCCGGGCTGTGCGCCTGAACCGGGGCCACCCTTAGTGAAAATGTAGTTCTGGTAGCCAGCAGACTTTTGGAAGTCACGGGTCAGGAGAGACTTGGTTGAGAAGGGGTTAGCCGACTTCATCATCATTCCACCACCGCACATTGGGCAGTCGGCATCTCCGCCACCGCACATTGAGCAGTTGGCGTTTCCGTAACCCATAGCCTCGTCGTGTACTTCCTCGGATACCAAGCGCTCACCGGAACAGCAAGGACAGGTCATTGGACCGTCACCACCGCACTCTGGGCAGATAACCAAAATCTTTGCATCGGGCATAACAACTTCCTTCATAATGGGGTTAGTGGTGAAACTCTTGCCAACTACTTCGAGTGGCGGTGAGAAGGTTGACTTCTCCATCTTGTCGGCTTCTGCCTTCCAGCCCTTCGGCAACAAAAAGAGCAACTTCATCTTTTCAGCAGCAACGACACAAGCCTTGCGGTCCTCTGGGGTCTTTGCGTTCTTGACGGCTTCCTTCAGGCTGTCGCCATTGCTGATACCAGCCTTAGCAACTTCGCCCTTTTCGCTAGGTGCGTACTCGGCAGCCCAGCCCTTCGGGAGAAAGAACGGCAACTTCAACTTTTTAGCGGCAGCAACGCAGGCAACTTTTTCCTCATCGGACTTGGCGGCGGCACAGGCGGCCTTCAGTTCCTCACCGTTGCTGATTTCGGCCTTAGCGACCAAACGAAGTCCAGCGAGAGCATCCTTAGCCAAGGCAAACTTCTCGGCGGCGATTTCAGCAGTCTTGTCTGCATCACGGAAACCGGCGAGGGCGTTGTTGTAAGAGGAGCGAACCTGTTCCTTGTTCCACGCCGACTTAGCGACAGCCTCGTGGTAGGAGATTTCAGTAGCCGACAGAGCCTCGGTAGCCTTCGTCAGGCGGTAGTGGGCGTTCTCAAACTCGGTACGAGCGATAACTTCAGCAGAAGCGGCCTTAGCGACTTGCTCTGAAGCAATGCGACCATTGGCCTTCTCTACACCCTTCTGAACGAAAGATACAGTCGTTGGGTTGTCTCCGGGAACTCTAATCATTGGCTAATCCTTTCGGGGTCCTGCTGAAATGCTACACCGTTATTTGGAAATACTTGTACTGCTTACCGCTATCCGCCGTAGTAAGGAGCGCCGAGTGGCAACTGAACATTGGCATCTGCGAAGGGAACAATGTTTTCAGCAGCAACAGAGGCTTTGGCGGCGGCACTAGAAGCAGCAGAAACTTGCGAAGCGGTAGGGGCCTTTTCGTTTAGACCCAAACGACCACCGTACTCGCCCTGCGCTTTCAGCGCCGTGTCGCTGGCTTTTCCGTGTGTATCCGCTGCCTTTTCGTGGGCTTCGGCTGCCTTGGTGTATTCGGAGGCTTGCTTCAGCGTGGCCTGAACCTGTGCCTTGGTTGCCTCACCGTCACGGTGAAGGTTCTCTGGCGAGGTAATCATATCTACGTGGCCACGAAGTTGCTTGGCGGCAAAGTCGTGCATTTCGGCGTGTGCTTCGTGGCTGTCTGCAATGTCCTGTGCCGTAGCAGGTGGAATATTGGTGCGTTCCTTGGTCACAAACGAAGCCAAGCGCGTTGAGGTATCCGAGAGCGAGCCTTCGGTGTACTGATTACCCCGAAACGGGTGACCGGGTAGGTCTCCCTTGGCGATTTCACTAGCCGACTTTTGTGTATCCCATTGCGCAAGAGCCTTTTCGTTGGTCCAACCCGTTAGGTCGGGGCGCTGGGAGGCGATGACGGTGTTTGCCGTGTGGTAGTTGTTGTCCTCTAGGACATCCACATCCTTCTGTGTCACCTTGTCTATGAGCCACTTTGGAATAGCATCCTCGTGTTCAGCAATAAACTTTATGTGACTTTCCTTGTCGGAGTAGCCATTCATCGTGTCGGGGTTGGCATCGGCGTAGCGAGTGACCGCTTCCATAACCTGTGCGGCAGTCTTGGTTTCCCCTTCGTTGACCCTGACATCCTTCAGCGAAGCGCGAGTGACGTTCTTGTCTCCCCAGTTCTTTGTGGAAGCAGGCTTTTCACCACCGCCACCACCAGAACCCGATGAGTATTGGTTACCGTTGAAGGCGTGACCGGGTTGTGCGCCGGAACCCGGACCGCCCTTTACGACTAGTGCTTTGGAAATCCAAGCAACGATTTCAGCATCAAGACTGTCCATTGTTAGCCCCTAGAGACAGAGAGTTGCCAGTTCCACTTCTGGTGAGCGTCAATGCGCTCTGCGAGGAAGTTGGCGATACCCTGCTGATTTGCTTCATTGGCGATTTGGAACGCTCGGTTGAGGCAGTCCAATACGCCAGCGTTGGTGGAAAGAAGGCTAGAGATGAGGCTCTGTGGCGAGTAATCGCCCACATTGTCATCAGCAACGGTGGCACGAACAGCCAAGTCCGACAAGCGGAAAGGGGCTACGCCGCCGAGTTTACGGATGTTTTCGCCCAAAGGGTCAAGCGAGCCATAGACATCCTCGTAGATTTCAGCAAACTTGTCGTGCCATTGTGGGAAGTCGGGGCCGGTCACATTCCAATGAAAGCCGTGAACACGGTGATACATAATCGTGGCGTTCGCAAGGCAGGTGCCTAAAGCACCAGCAAGCGCGCCCGCAGTCTCTTTGGAAATCGTCATTAGTGAAATCCTTTAGATGATGGCGGCGTAGGGCGAGAAAGGCGTACCCATTTGGGTAGGTGCGGTCAAGCCACGAGCCGTACTAACGGCGCTTTCGGCAGCACCAACAAGGTTTGCCTGTGCCAAAGCGTTGTCACGAGCGCCTTGTGCGGCGGCGGCGAGTTCACTGGTGGTCATAATGCGGTCAGATGAACGACCTTCGGGAACGAGGCGACCATCGGGGAGCATACCGCCACGGTCAGAGTTGGATGTCGAAGTTGCGGAGCGACCAGCCTCGGTGTTGAGCAACTGCCCACGGCTTACAACGGTTGTCTCACGACCCAGACGAACGGCTTGGTCGTGCTTGTTGGTCAAGTAGGAAGCCTTTTCAGCAGCATCGCCAGCGTGATGTGCGGCGTGATACAGAGCCTCTGCGTGGTGACCCATTTCACGGCTACTAGGGCCGTTGGCGGCTTGGCTGGAAGCCTGTGAAGCGTGATAACCGGCTTCGTTGAAGTGCTGACGAGCCATACCAAACTCGCCGTGTGCGGCAGCGGTACGACCAGCAGAGATGTGCGATGAAGCGGCGGTCAAGTGTTCGTTGAGGCCGTAATGAGCCGTATCGGCGCGAGTGTCGTGGTGACCAGCAGACTGAACGCCACTTGTGAAGCGGTTTCCACGGAAGGGGTGTCCGTCTGGTTCTCCCGAACCGGGACCGCCCTTTTCTACCTCGGCTTCGTCAACCTCTACCTCATCAACAACAGGCTTCTCCTCGGAACTGTCCTCCTCGGAACTGTCATCCTCGGCGACAACTTCCTCGTCAGCGATTTCAGTAGCCGTGACTTCGGCCTTTTTCCAAAATGAAACGACCCACTCGGTCACTTCTGCGTTGATGTCTGACATAGGTTTCTACCTTTCGTAGAGGCTTACAGGGATAATGCTATCCCACTATTTCTAAAACTTGGTTTATCGGGGTGTGTGTCCACCGAAGGGGTTTGACTTGTACATACCGGCTTGATACACGCTTTCACCAACTTGGTCGGCAAACACGCCTGTCTCCTCGCCCTTCACGCTGTCCTTGTTGACACGCTGAACGGTGTAGGTATCGTCATCTCGCAGGAACACTCGAACCTTGTAGCCGCTGGAAACGGGGAGTTCCACGCCAACAGCCGCCCCGTCAATGTTGTGAATAGCGTTCACTTTTCCACCACTTACCGCCAGAATGTTCATCTTGCCGATTTGCGACAGGGTGGTGTTTGGGTCAAAGTCTCGGTGGCCGACATTATCAGGGATAGAGGATGTGCCATCTACGTACTGGTTGCCGTGAAATACGTGACCGGGAACATCGCCCTTCTGAACCTTGTCTGCTTCCTCGGCTTTCACCTCGGCGTACTTGGCGCGCTTGGCGGCACAGTCGGCTTCTGAAGTACAGGGGGCATCACCATTCATCTCGTGCCACCTGTCGTGGCCCTCATCGTGGCGGAGAATGTCGGCAAGGCTCTCATCCATACCCTTTTCCACTACATCATCAACTGACTTTGTGTATTGGTTTCCTCGAAAAGGGTGTCCGGGGAAATCTCCGACGGTGTGTGCGCCAAGGGCTTCCTTGGTCGATGCTTCCTTTTCAGCGTGGCCAGCATTTCGGTATGACACCACTGCGCGTTGCATCGTCACGCTGGCACCGTCGTGCATCTTGACAGCCCTTTCTTTATCACCAGCGTCACGCGCTTCTTGTGCGGCTGCTTGCATTTTCTGTGCGAGTTCCACGGCTCTATCACCATTACGCTCGTGCATTTCGGGGGTAAAAGTGCGTGGACCCCTGTAATGACCGCCGGGGTCAATCAAATGTCCTATGGGTTCTGGGGGGTTTGGGCCACCCTTTTCCACTACACCCGTGTCAAAAGCGGTCTTTTGGGCGGCAAGTTGTGAGGCGATGAACGCTTGGTGAGCCTTGCGCCAGTTCTTTTCCTCGGTATCCCACGGAGCCTTGCGACCAAAGCGGAACTGGTTGCTCTCCATATGAGGCCACATCAAGTTGCGCTCGCCAAGTTCCTGTGAGGGCAAACGCATTTCAGCAAGTCTGGCGGCACTGTTGTGGAGTGCCATTGCATCGCCGTGTGCGGAAATCGCCTGAAGTGCATCTGGGCGGTTTGCCTTTAGTTCCTCACCGAGCATACGGTGTCCTTCTGCCAAGTCCTTGTGGGCTGCTGAAAAAGCGGCGTAGTCCTCATCGGTAAATGGCTCACGACCATCAAAAGCACGACCTTCGTGGATAGCGGCAAGGGCTTCTGCTTTGCCTTCCAAAAGTCGGGCAGCACGAACAGCCTCGTTGTTGTCGTAGAGGTCTACGGGCATTGGCTTAGGGGCAAAGACTTGGTTGGGGGTCATTGCCTTTGAGAGCCAGAGGGCGATTTCAGCATTGAGGTCGGACATTAGAAGCCTTTCAGGAGTGTGTCGGTTGTGAAGTCAAGTGACTTCTTTTTGGGTTGTGCGCCTTTGACGGGAACATCTGTGCCGTGGGCGGTGTGTTGGTTGCCGTGGAACGGGTGCTTTCCACCACCAACCGTCTTGCCACCCGCTAGACGAATGGTTTGCTTCTCGCCATTGGGCTTGGTGGTGGTTACCGTGAACTTATCGCCGTTGGGCTTGCCGTCCTTGATGCCGAGGCCGTGAATAACGGTCTTTTCACCACTCGGCTTTGTAATAGTCCAAACGGGGTCTGCTGGCGTTCCGGGGCCGGTTGTGTATTTGACGGAAATCTTGCCCCCGCCGACGAGTGGTGCTGAACCCGTGTGTTCCCAAAACGCACCATTGGTCACATTGGCTGGCTGTCTATCTACGATACGCATTTCAGCAGCCATTTTGGGCATTTGGAAACCGCCACTCGCTTTGAGCAACCCTTCGGTGGTGAAATCTTGCCCGCTCATTGTGTCCTACTTGCCAGATGCAGAGAAGTGGTTCGGGTCATCAAACTCGGTAGGCAGGTCAACCTCAATGGGTGAGCCTGTGCCGCCGATGCTGAAACCACGGATTTCGCCCTTCTTGACGAGTTCCCAAGCCCACGGCTCCCACTGAACACCCAAGAAGGCAGTTCCAGCAGGGAACAGGGTCTTGACGATTTCGTTTGTGTCGGCTTTCAGCATTGGAACTTCGACAGCGTGAGGCCACATCATTGCCTCAACCCACTTGCCAGCAACGATTTTTACATTGTGCTGAAGTCGGATGTCTCGGTCACCGTTTTCTACATAGCCCCAAAGAGCCTTCTGAAGTTCCTCTGGGTCAGTCCACTCGCCGTGAGCATCCTTCTGGTTTGGAACATACCAAGGGCCGAGGGTGTAACGCTGCTCGGCGTTCTTTTGGATAGTGCCGGGGATTTCAGCAGACTTGGCGGCAACAAGAACTTCTGGCTCTTGTTCCTCAATGATGTCCAACTCCACGGGAACAAACTTAGGTAGAACGCCAACTGCGCCCATTACGGCATCTACGTGAACTGCCTCAACGGTTGGGCTGTCCTTAGCGATTTCACTAGCAACCAAGTCCTGACCGCCTGACGACGTGCTTTCATCGCTCGTGTCCTCGGATGAACTGTCATCCTGTTCGGGGGCAACTTCAGGTGCGGCGGGCTGTGGGGCATCATCAACGGCCTTGCGAGCCTTGTAATACTGCTCGTTTTCACCAGCGGCACGGATAAGAACGGGCGTAATGTTGAACTTGCACCAGCCTTCAGGCGCACAAGAAACAGCAACCCAGTCGCAACCGGCATCGCCCATAGCGATACAAGTGCCACAGTTCTGTCCTGCGTATGGTGAAACATCGGTGTAGGCGGCATCGGTAGTCGGGATACGACCCATATCCTCAACCATTTGGTCAAGGCTTTCAGCAAGTTGAACCTGCCAAGGGTCTAGACCATCCTTCCAGTTATCGCCCAAGATTTCGGTGTCATCGGCAGAGGAACTGCTTGACGAACTCAAACTACTTGATGAGGATGAACTACTGCTGCTTGACGATGACGAACTTGACGAGGATGAACTGCTGGAACTTGACGAGGAACTGTCGTCCTCTCTGTTCACTTCCTGAACGGCAGCCAAAATAGCGGCAACGGTTGAGGGGTCAAGTTTCACCTGAACCGCACCGTCAGTCGTGCTGTCCTCGGAACTCTCATCCTCAATGTCGTTCTCGTCAGGGGAAACGGGAGACATAGCGAAGGTGAAGGGGAAGCCAACGGTCTTGTCCAAAGGCTCACACTCGGCTTTTTCCACCACAGAACCACAAACGGTGCAAGGGTGTACTCCGCCGAAGTCGTTGAGGCTCTTGGTGAAAGGGTGGGTTTCGTCGGCAAAACCCTTAGCGATGTTGCGCGAAATCAAGCGGCGTTCGGCATCGGGGGAAAGGATTTCACTATCTACGGACTTTGCTATGTCGTTTGGAACGATGACGAGCGAAGTGCTGCCTGTTTCATCGGCAATAGCCAAAAGGTCGGCAGTGCGGTAACCCTTTTCCAGCAACTCGGTGGCAGTTTCACGGATTTCGAGCGATAGTGACTTGTTCATCACGACATCACCGAGTTCTACGTCGGTGACCGCAGAAATGACGTTCATCTGTTCCATTGCATACTCCCCGTGCTTTGCCACTTATGCTACCCCAGACTTTCCAAAACTCTTGTTTAGTTATTTGCTGCGCTTCGGTGCTGGTGCTGGAACTCCGGTGCTAGCCCTGAACACGGGCTTGCCCTTTCCCTTAGATGCTTTCGCTTTGCGAATACGAAGGGTCACGTTGTACTCCCCTGATTATTGGTAAGTGGGCCGTTCTGGCCCGTAGTGTTCTTGGTTGGACCCTTTTCTGATGGGGGCGCTTCGCCTGTGTAGCCAGCCGAAGTAATGTCGCTTTGGTTTCCACTACCGCCACTTTGGTCGTTTGGACCACCCGTTGCCGCGACTGCGGGCGCACGAGTATCGCCATTGACGGCGGCTTTCCCATTACTAGCATCAGCCACAAAGGGCTTGTTGTCATCAGTCATTATTTGTTCGGGGGCGGTACTGTCGGCGTAGCGACTGTTTTCAGCAGTTCCATTGGCTTCGGCTCGGAAACCGGGCAAGCCAGCGATTTCTCGCAGGTATTCCTCTAGGTTGTTGTCTGGGGTGAGCAACTGTGATGAAGTCAGGCTGGAGATGTAGCCACCCAACTCGTTGAGGTCAATGGCGTTCACCTGACCGTATGTGAGGCTTGGGCAACGAGAAGTGTCCATACCGTTCAGCGCGATAAGGCGTGGGATGGCGTGGGAGTTGAAAGTCTCGGCAATGAGGCGAACCCAACTTTCCACCGCAGCCATAAACAGGTCTACTTTGGAAGCACCGAGGGCGAACGAGCCAACGCTTTCGTGACCGAGCATAATGAAGTCAGCAAGGCAGGTCATTGCGATTTGGTTGTTGTAGCGGTCAATGATGCTACCTGTGTTGAACTGTCGGCTACCGCCAGAGTTCAGCAACTTGAAGTCCACCATCTGCTTGCCGTTTTCGTCAAACATCATTGGCAAAATAATGCCTTCGTTTTCGTTGCGCTTTACACCACGAACGATGCGCTCCATAGCGTAGAACGAAGCCTTTTCAGCAGCGGTAGCGGTAGAGGACATCCACTCGGCAGGAACATAGCCAACGGGCAGACCGGCGAGGTCACGCTCAACTCCGACTGCCTCAAACTCCTCAATACGGCGCTTGTAGTACCACGCCTTGAACGCTGAACGCAGGATAGAGCGACCTTCGGGGTTGCCTCTTGCGGCGGTAGTGCGGAACAGCAAAGACTTCTCAATGGGAATAACATTCAGGCGACCCGTAGTGGGGTCACGCTGGACCATTGCCTTTATTCCACCACTCTCGTCAAACTGCCATTGCCAAAGACTGTCTTGCGCTCGCATAACGATTTTGCGCCAGCCAACCTTGTTGTCGTTGAACTTGGAACGCTTGGCAGGGTCTTTCTGGTCTGGCCCCTTGCGCTGTTTGTAGACGATTTCAAAGTAAGACCAGCCGTAGGTCAGGAACGAAACGATGGCAACCATAAGTTCGTGCCAACTGTGGCTCATATCGTCAATGCACTGCTGGACAAAAGCGGCGGCGGCCACATCTGCTTCGGTGGGTGGTGTTCCCTCAATGAGGTCGTCGTAGGGGTCAACGCGCCAGTCCACTTGGAGGATTACTCGCTCAATGGCGAAAAGGATAGAGCCGATAATCGGGTCGTTTTCAGCCATATCCCGATAAGCGATTTGTGCTTGCTTGCCTCGGAGTTGGGGCAGGATGTCGTCAATGACGAAACCGCCGGTACGCCAAAGACCAGTAGCGCCAAGTTCGGTGAAGTTATCTACCTGTGGTAAAGGCTCTTTATCCTCTGGCATCCCTACTCCGTGCGTCTATTGCTTGGCTTGCTTCCTCTAGGCTACTACCATTTTTCACTAGAGAACTGATACGGCGGCGTTGGCTTGGCGAGTGACCGCCCCAAACGCCCCACGGCTCGTCAATGCCATACGTCAAACACTCGTATCGGACAGGGCAACGAAGGCACAACTCTCTGGCTGGCTTTAGGTGATTTCCACCGTGCTTCGTGCTTTCGGGATAGAACTTGTCAATGTGTTCGGATGTTGGTGATGCACACGCCCCCTGCTTTGCCCACGGCTTCGGCTGCATCGCCTCAAAGAGATTGTGGTCAATGAGGATTACATCGTCTGGGAGAAAGTATTCATTTTCACCATCGAAGTGCGGGTTCAGATAGACCATTTAGTAATCGCCCTCAAAGATAGAGCAGAAGGCTAAGAACTTCAGGGCTTGGTTTTCGCTGAAACCGGCTTCCAAAAGGGCAGTAAAACTGCTGCGGATTTCCATAAACGCCAAGACCATATGGCTGCCACCCGTGAAAGTGTCGTTGATTTCACTATCGAACTCATCGGGTTCTGACGCAGGTATGTCCACGAACAAAGATAGTACAACATCTTGTTATGACGAAGCGGGATACCGCTAGATGTTGTGGTGAAGGCGCAGCCCGAACAGGAAACCCCATCCGGGCCACGACCCTCTGGTTGCCGACCCTTACGGGTTCAGCACCGTTCGCTTAGAACGGCTCGTCACCGAAAAAGGCTTCGTTTGCCTTCTTGGGTGCGGAAGTCTGGCGTGGAGCGTTGTCGCTTCCGCCTTCCTTCTTAGGGTTGCGAGTGACTTCGGCGGTTGCCCACTTCAGAGAAACAGCAACTTCATCGACACGGATGTTGTAAGCCGTGCGCTCGTTGCCTTCCTTGTCGATGTACTTGCTACGGGTCTGTGTTCCCGTCACTACGACACGAGTTCCCTTGTTCAGGGAGTTCGCAAAGTTCTCGGCTTGTGCATCGAATACGGTGCAGTCAAACCAAGACGTGTCTCCATCAACCCAGTTGCCGTTGTCGTCCTTCTTGCGTGAACCGACAGCAACAGCGAAGTTGACGAAGGCGGTTCCGCTATCAAAGAACTTGATTTCGGGGTCTGAAGCAATGTTTCCTACTACGGTGATACTTGCTGACATTAGGATGTCTTTCTGTTTGGAAGCCCTTATGAGGACTTGTTATTGGATTATTCGTCGCTTCGTAAGAGGTGACGAACAGCGTTTATTGTAGCAAGGTTCTTAGCCACTTGTCCACTCTTGTAGCGAGCAAGTTCGCGGCGAACATCCATAACATCCATCTCGGTCAAGTCACAAATCCACTCTACGGCGTGGTTCAGCATCTTTAGCCGAAGGCTGTCAAGAAGTACGGCAGAACGCAGACCTTCCTCTAGGGCTATGACCCGTACTTGCTCTGTGCTGATAGGTGAGTTGTCCATAGGGTCAGTCCAATGCGTTCTTGAACTAACCCTACACCGACTTCCAAAACTCACTCGGATTACTAGGGGTGAGTAAGGGTGGTGGTGATTACGGCGTGGCGTTGCGGTATGAAGCGGCGAGAGTGCGTAGAGCCTCTAGGTGTGTCTTAGAAGCGTGCAGAGCCTCTTTGAGTGTCATCAGGTTGTTGGTGGTGAGCAGACGAGCGTGGAAGTCATCCTCGGTGGCAACAGTCGCAAGGTCATCAGCGTGGTCTTGTGTGACCCGAACGCCATCTACGCTTCCGGCGGCTCTCGCACGAAGTCGTTCCTTGGCGTAGTTCACCTTGTAGTCAACCTCGGCTCGGCTTTGGTCAATGCCAGCCCCTCGCAGGGTATCTACTAGTTCCTCCATACGCTCTAGTTCGACTTCGATGGCTTGCTGGATTTCATACTGGTTCATTGGTGTCTCTTTCCGTGCTTATGAGCAACGCTAAAGGGTGGTGTAGGTGATTTATCTTAGTCGTTTATGCCACGCAGGGCAAGTTCATCCGCACGACAAAACCCCCCGACAGAGCAAGAGGTGGCTCTATCGGGGGGCTAAGGCGGTGAGGTGACTTACAGCCCCATCTGCTTCGCACAGACCGGACCAAGCCCACGAGATACGCTCGCAGGAACGGTCAAGGTCTTTAGACAGCACAGGCAGGTGTTCGAGGTCATAGCGTTGGCTTCTGACTGGTTCAGGAACTCGCTACGAGCCTCGTCAATGTTGCCGGTGAGCAAGAACTGTGCTGAAGCGATTACTCGCTCGCTGACCGTTGAGCGACCCCACTTGCGGATACCGCCTTCGGTCACGAAAGCGAAGTCATCGTAGCAACGCTCGTTGTCAGAGCCGGTGAGAACGCCGATGATGGTCTTGCCTTCAGCAAACTTCGGGGTGCCGATACGGATACGGAAGGTGACCCAACCGCCCTGACCGTCAGCAACCGTGTAGAAGCCCTTGCCCAACTCACGAGCCTGTGCAGGGTGAGCGATGAACTGCGATGAGGCAGGTGCGGTGTTGGTGTTCCGCTTGTAGGGCATTGCCTTCAGAAGGTCAATGAAGTGTGAGGCATCAGCCTTGGACAGGATTTCATCCTCAATGGTGGCGAGGACATCGGCTGGCACGACGCGCTTGGCGAGAAGGTCGCTGATAAAGGCAACCTGCTTTTCGGTGGCTTCTTGGAAAGTGTTCATTTGATGCTCCTTAGTCGGTGTGGTATTCCCACATACAGAACAGTAGCAGGGTTTAGCGACATAAGCAAGTCATTTTGGGGATTATTTTCTAGACCCTCTCATCAGGGTTTATGGAAAAACTTTGGAAAACTTTGGACATTTCTGGGCTGAAGCCCCGTCTTAGTAGGTATGGAACTAACCAATCAAGAACAAGAGTGGGCGTGGAGTATTTTCCAGTTTGGCTACCCCGACTACTCCGTTGTACCCGTACCCGTCTTACAGCGAGTTGCGTATCATCACCGCAAAGAGGCAGACCAAACTTGATGCCTACTCGTCACCCTGACCGTCTAGGGGGTGGCGGCGAACAGCACGAGCGTGGGTTCCAAGGTCAATGTGTCGCTCTAAACGATTTTCGGTGCGCTTGGTGTCTGACTTCTGTTCCTCAATGAGGGCGATAATGCGAGTGTTCTCTTTGGTGTTTCCGTCTTTGTAATCGGCAAGTTCCTCAACCAACTTTTCGATGTCAGACTTCTTGGCGATTTTGCGGTTTAGCCAGCCGAAGCCAGCCGCCATAGCCCCGAACACGGAAACCATTGCCGCGAGAGTGTGCCACAAGTTCGTGGCGTTCTGGCTGACTACTACCGCGCTCATATCTTGACAGTCGCTTCCTTAGCCTTCATAGCGGCCCCCATAGCCTTCATTGTTTTGTCTTGGGTCAAGGTGAAGCCGTGCTTCAGATAGAAGTCGCTAGCGGTCTGGGTATCAACGGACCATATGCCATCGCCCTTTACGCCGACCTTCACCTGCCATTGTTCCAAAGCACGCTTAGTCTGAACGCCGAACACGCCATCGTCAGACCCCTTCGGCAGCAAACCCTTGCTGATTAGCAAGCGCTGGATTTCCAAAACCTTTGTTCCGTGTGACCCCGTGGAGTAAAGAGGCAGAGCAGGCTTGCCGGGATTTGGGTTGGGCTGATAACCGGCACCTGTCCACTTGGAGAGCCACGTGCTTTCGGCAACAGAGAGGTCTACGCGTCCGTGTAAGCCACTAGGAGTAGCCACCGAGGTGAACTGCCACATTTTCCATCCTGCGCCGTTCTTGACCCACGGGTTAGGCACTTTAGGGCGAGCGATGGTGCAGACATTGGTGACGGGCTTGTAGCCATTGGAGTAGGCGGGCAGCCATAGGTCATAAGGGGCGAGGTAGCCGTACTGCGAGGCGGCGAAGTAGTAGCCGACATAGATAATAGGCCTACGACCAGTCAACTGCTGAACAGTCTGAAGCCAAGTCAATGACCATTGTGCTGTTTTCTCAGCGTTGAGTTTTGTGACTTCCAAATCCAAAGCGGGAGGCAACTGCCCACGGCCGCCACCGTTGGCAACAAAGAACTTTGCTGATGCAACGGGGTCTGCCCTACCGGGTTGGGCGAAGTGGTAGACACCCCACGGGATACCGGCTTTGGAAGCATTGGCGCTATCTTTAGTGAAAAACGGGTTGACATAGTTCGTGGCTTCTGTGTTCTTGATGTAAGCGCCCGCAATACCGCCCTTGACGACCTTTACCCAGTCAATAGGGTGGATGTTATTGCTGGAAATGTCTATGACACGCAGCCAAGTGGGGCAGGGAGACTGTGCCGCTTCTGCCTCAACCACAGGCAAAATGGTAGTGAAAACGCCCGCCATCACGCTAGTGAGCGCGGTGAGCATAATGCGTCGGTATGTTTTGACCAAAAGGGATTTCATACCACAAGGTTAGACCTCGTTTTGGAAATCAGGCGTTCTGTTGCCGTTCTCGCATCCTCGCCTTTGCCTCTTTTGAGGCTTGGGTGTGGGCTGTTGTGCAGGGCTGGCAATGACCGATACCGCGCTTGGCTTCTTGCTTGTAGCCCCTTGCAGTTCCGTGTGAGATTTCCGTTGGTAGCAGTCGTTTGGTTTGCTTGCCGGTGGTGATGTTGCGTTGGGGTTCCCAAAGATAGAGGTTCAGTTTGCGACGAAGTTGCGCTCGTTGCTGTTCGGTCAAGCCACCCTGAAACCCGTGAGGCTCGTGCTTTACGGCCCAATCGGCGCATTGTTCCAAAACAGGGCAGTCAGCGCAGGCTTTTCTCGCCGCCTCATCTACTTTCACCCTTACTCGCACACTTATGTATTCGGGAAAGAATAGGTTCGGGTCCATACCCTTACAGGCGGCTTCTCCAATCCACTCGTCACGGGTACTAGCGACTGGCTCTGGCATTACTCAACCTCAAAATCTGTGCCTACTACGGCTCGGCTACGGCGGTGATTTCCTTTGGTGGTCTTAGACCATTTGCCTACGACAGAGATGCCCTGCTTTAGAAGTAGCAAGGTGATTTCTTGGTCGGCGGTCAAGTCTTTGACAAGACCGAGTGGCTTGATGCGGGCAACAACATTGCTACCTGTCAGTTGCTCAACGATGTAAGCAGAGCGTTTGCCCTTGTTTATTTCGCTCGTATGTTCTGACTGATAGACATACCTTCGAGTGACTTGCTCATCGGGCATCGTTGCCGCCGATAGGGGAAATGTCGGCGGCACAGAACTCAATAAGGTATTCCCAAGGTGAAGTCACGACATAGCCCCTTTGGAGCAAGATGTCCTCAACCTGTGAGGCGATTTCAGGGGTTAGATACTCAACTTCGAGGTGATACCCCTCTAGGACTTCCATCTCCTCCACAGGCTCATTAGGCGAGCCTATGAGGATAATCCCCGGCTCTTTGTGTGGTGGGATGGTGATGGCGGCTTGTAACGGCATATGTTCCCTTCGCTTAGAACGGACACCCTATCAGGGTCTAGTTCATAAGGCAAGCAGGAACGCTACTTGGTCATCCATTAGTCCAAGTGTCTCGCCGTGTTCGTCTGACGGACCGGTGACGATGACATCACCCAACAACTTTTCGGCGTTTGGATTTTCTCTCGCCCACAGTTGTGTGGCAACAGGGTTCGGTGCGAGGTGATGTAGTCGACCATCCTCATTGACCCACATATCGGCTACGAAGTGGCGAAGTGAGATGAGTTCGATGTATCCCCCAACGGCTTCTTGTAGAGGTCGTAGGACTTCGCCGTACTCCAACTCCACAACTTCCTTGCCACCATCGGTGGTGATTTTGACTGCCTTCATTGTCTTTCCTTTCGTTATGAAGCAAGTGCTTCGGGTTCGGCGTAGGTGATTTGGATGTCAAAGCCCAGAGCCTTCAACTCTGCCTCACGCTTTGTAATGGCATCGTGCAGCATTTGAGATGACTTGGCGAGGATGAGGTGCAACTTGGTTTGAGCCATCGCTCGTGCGATGGTCAAGCCTTCGGTGGTGCTGAAGTTGATGACCTTCGGTGCGTTGCGTCGGCAGTAGGAAATAATGGCTTGACCAACCTGCGATGAGTGGTCTTGAACCATTTCCATCTCGTGCTTGGTGATTAGTTCGCCCTGCTCGTCAACCATAGCCACGGCATTGACCCTGACTGTGAAGCCGTGGGCCTCGGTAGTGTGTCGGGCTTCCTCGTTGTAGAGGTCGCTAGACAGGAGAGCCACATCACGCCCATTTTGCAGACCGTTACGCCACTTGTAGCCACTCATCAGTATCGCCGTGTTTCGGTTGTAGGCGGCGATGAGTTCGTCAAGACCCTGTGGACACAGGGGGTAGTCCTGCTCAATGTAGCCAGCACCGCCCTCGTTAGGGCGGTTGCTGAAGTTGTTCATCAAGAGATAGGCGTAGCGGTTCTGTACTTCCAACCGGCGTTGTGTAACGCCATTGACGAGTTGTGCTTCCATCTCGTTTAGGAAGGCGGTCAGCGAACGCTTGTGACTTGTCGGTGCGGTGGGGCGAGCCTCTGCGATGAGGCTACGCATCTCAACAACATCAGGAACGCTGATACGAACCTTGCGGTTACCTGCCTCTCGCACCTCTAGGTCAAAGAGGTCACCGATAAGCCAACCTGCTGTTGCCCCGATAGTGACCCTCACGCTCGATGCTTCGCTGAAGTCGGCGTTGCCCTGCTCACGCATCGCTGCGAGAACGGCTTCCTTGTTGTAGGACAGTTGTTTCATTTCATTTCTCCTTAGTCGGTATTACGGTATCTATCTAAACAGGTTTCGGTGGTGAAGTCAAGCCACTTCAACGAAGTAATGAGTGACCTTGATTTTTGGCTTCACCTTCTTGGGCTTAGGCATCGTGTAGGGCTTGGTTGTGCTGGTGACGAGAGGGAGTTCCCGGATTTGGTAGTGACCGTCAAACATCCCCTTGTACTGCTGAACCAACTGCTTGCCCAACTTCTCTGCCAATGGGCGGTCACACACTCGTGTCTCAACCTGCCGACCACGATAGACAAACGACACCTCTACCTTGTCGCGCTTTTGCGCTTTTGGCTTGGTGATGTTCTTGCCCTTTGGCCGCAACGAACGAGTGAGGTTGGCGATGGCAATAACGATTTGTCTTTCGCCACGGTCATCGAAGTTGATAAAGGCTCGGCGGCTGTCGTGGCTTATCTCACGAACAACACCACGCCCGAACTTGGGGTGGCATACGGTATCGCCCTTGATTAGGTTGGGTCGACCCTGCTCGTCAATGATGACAGGGGTTTGATTTGTCTTAGTCGGTGATTTGGTCATAGCAATAGTGTAGCACCCTCTACTCAACCCTGCTACACTATTGGTATGACAACAACAAGCGAAAACACAGACATAAAGACTGTGCTGTTCTTTGCCTACGGAACACTCCGTCAGGGCGAGCGACTTCACAGTTGGATAGAAGGCGAAATCATAGAGAGCGTGGGCGTGGCAGAGATGCCATCAGCACGACTGTTTTACTCTCGCAGCCACAAGCAGTTCCCATACTTGGTGATGACTAATAACCCAAGCGACAAAGCAGTTGGGGAAATCTACGAGTTGCCCCTAAGCGAGCAGGTCTTGGAAATGCTTCAGATGGAAGTCAATGCTGGCTACTCCATTGTCGAAGCCGAGGCAGAGGTCGATGGTGAACCTGTAATGGTCTTGGCTTGCGTATTGGACAAGTCAAACACCTACATCATTGGCGAACCTATCCCGAACAACGACTGGTGTTCATCAGAGCGAACCGAGTGGTGGTCATAATGAGCGACAACCGACACTACGCATCGCAACTAGACGAAGTTGACATCGGCTTTCTTGCCGAACGCTACGGCTTCAGCGTTGACTTTATTCGTGGTCTGAACGATGCCGACTGGCTAGACCTACTCGGCTGTGGTGAGGATGAGTTGCCCTTCTACTTGTTTGACGAGGAGGACTTTGACGAGTACCTAGTTGACCTAAACGAAGGTGATGATTTCTACGATGAGGACAACCCTGTGCAAGGTCTGTTTGACCTGAACTATGTTCTCGAACGGCAACTCAACGAGCCAGCCATCGCTTCAGCACCAGCCCCGAAGGGTGTGAGCAAGGTGTCGCAAATGCGGCCCACGCCACGCCCATCCCAATACTCGTCACCATCACGCTTTAGCCGTAAGACGGTGGCGAGCAAAATCACTCATCACTTTGAGTTAGTCCAGTAAGGAAAGAGACAATGAATACCGACACCATTACATCCAACCGCCCCTGTGCCTGTGGAAACACCACTTGCACACAAGCGTCAATAACCCTGCGAGTGGGTCACGGACATTATTCGTTCTACACGAACCATAACTGCCGTTGCTCCCTCTGCCGAGATGCCTACCGCCTGTATCGGCAGAGGTATCGCCAACCTGCTGTTCAGCAATGTGGATGCGGCAACCCGACCTGCTCTCGCAAGACACGCCGAGAAGTCGTTCACGGGCTGTCCTGCTACTTCCGCCACAAGTGCCGGTGTGCGACCTGCCGAGCCGGTATGCGTGAGTATCAGCAACAACGCCGAGCGTGGATAAAGGCGGTCAATGTCAGCAAAATGCCCAAAATAGCAGGGGTTTCCCCGTTTGGACATAATGACTTGACTTCACCACTAAACCCCCCTATGATGGGTGTGTCAAGCGAAAGGACAGAAGTATGACCAAGTATGTAATCACCCTAGAAGTTGAGTTAGACCTCAACGAAACCGTTGATGGCGTTAGCCTTCACACCCCTGACCGTTGGAACTACAACGCTCTGTTGAGTGCTGGTGGCTATCACGTATCTACCAGCGTTGCTGAAGCCTACGAAGCCTGTTGCGAGAGTTATGTGGAGTGGGTCACCGAGGATGCTGATGACCGCTTCCCCACGACCTTCGCCCCCTACTTCCACGATGAGAAGTGCGTTCACTTCGTTGGCATTGAGGATGACGAGGACACCGAGGAAATCAGCGATGACTTGCTCAATGTCATCTTTGGCGATGTCAAAAAGCAGTTAGACCGCCTCACCATTTTCCCCAAAAGCGAGGTGAAGTAATGGCTCGCCCTACACGCCAGCAAATCCTCTTTGGCAAGTGCGTATGCCGCCACGCCGGATGGGTTCACGACACGGCTGGTGGTGCTTGCATCCCATCCACAGGGGCTTGTGACTGCTCACACTTCGTTCAGCGTGAGGAAGTCCTAGCCAACTAAGTCGCACTACGGCAGGGTTGCCCTTACTCCCTTTGGGGTAGCCCTGCTGTGGTGATTAGTTGTCCGTCAGACCTCGGACTTGCTTCACGATTTTCAGGTGGGGCTTGCCGTCAGGCCCTAGGTTTGGAACAAACAACTTCGCCACCTTTGCTGATGCCGTAGCGGTATCTACCGCCTTGTCGTATTCGCCATCCAAGCCCTTTGAGAGGTTGGTGATGACATCCTGTGGGCCTTTGTTCGTCAGTTCGCAGATGACCTGAACAGCACGGGCTAGCAACTCACGCTCAATGGCGTGGATTTTCTTTATCGCCTCAATGCCCTCTTGGACTGCCGCCGCTTCGACAACGCCTTCGTCAAAAGGATTTGGAACGCCATCGGCTTCAGGGGCCTGCTGTTCATCGGTCATTGGTAACGCCTTTCAGTTTGCTCTCGTCAATGTCTAATACTTCTCTTGCGACGGTGATAGATGCCTTTAGTCTGGCTATCATCTCGTCAAGTTCGCCACTTGCCTCTTGGTTTAGGTGAACAGCAATACCGACATCGTTTACGGCTGCCACCAAGTCCTGCCACGCATCCCACTGCCACTTGATTATGTCTATGGATGCTTCTATCGCCGCATCTTTCGCCACATCAAGTTGGGTCGTGGCCCATTCCAAATCATCGCTGCCCGCCGCTGGCGAGTGGGTAGTGAAATCAGGCTCACGAAGCCACGCACCGAGGCGTTGCAGCAGGGTGGTTGGCGTTATCACGCCCACAGACTACACCGCGCTACGCCCACACAGCGATTTCACTATCAACCCAACCTCGCGGCTTACGAGCCGTGAAGTAAACACGAACCTTGCCTTCATCGGCACTTATCTCCTGCTTCACGACTGCTTGCACTTCGGGTAGCCCAGCCTTGCGCGCCATCTCAACTGCCTCGTAAGGGTCTATTTCACTAGAACTCACGAAGGCGGCAACGAGAAGTTTTGGAACAAGCCCAACCATCGGCTCACCGCCCTCGAACGACCAGTCACCAGCGGCTCGCCAGCCTGCTGCGCCAGCCAGCGCATCGGCTTGCTCTGTCGTTTCAGCATCGCCCAAAGAGGTCTGGCCGGTCACATTGGCTTCGCCATCAAGTCGGATAACAAAGGCTTCGTTGTTCTCAATGGATAGCAGGTAGGTGCTGAAACCCGTGTCAGGTTCGCCTGACAACTCCGGCTCGGCTTCTGCCAGCATCTCGGTCAGGATTTGGTCTAGGTCGGGCTGTGCTGATTTGGAGTGTTGATACTTGCGTTCGTGATAGGCGTGGCCCACAAAAAGACCGGCTATCACCACGAAGTCCAGCACCGCAATGACGGCAAAGACTTCAAAAAGGATTTTCATTTGTATTTTCCTTTTGGATTTTCTCCACCAAGTCTCTAATGGCTTTATCTATGAACTCGGTAAAGGTCAGTTTCTCGGCAATACAGGCAAGCCCGATTTGGATTAGTTCCTCACCCGAAAAGTCAATGCTGATGTCCGTGCCTTTGTCGCTCACAGTTCCCCACTTTTCCATAGGGCAAACCAAGTAATCAGCACTACGGCAATACCGATGTTCAGAGGCACACAGGTGCGGAAGCCGAGGTCTATCTCGGCGTAGATAATCGCACCAAATAAAGCCCCGGTCACGGCGAGAGCCATCGTGCTGAATAAACCAATGAGCCAGATGTTCGCCAACTTCTCGCCTAGAGATTTCTTAGCCCAGCGCGCTCGTCTGATTTCACGCCATTGTTGCTTCTCGTATTGGCGTTGCTGTTTATCGTTCATTGTCGGCATTGCTTTTTTCCCTTCTATCTAGCAACCGCACTAAGTCGGCTACTTCGCTTGCTGCGTGATGCAGGTGTTCCACTCTACCCCCGTTGCGAACCTTTGTGATGAACTCATCACCACTCATACCCAACTTGACTTGGGCGTACTGGTCTATTCCAAAACGGATTTCCTCGGTGGTGAAGTTGTCTTGGAACTCTTTATCGCTCTCCATTGACTTGACCCTTCGCTCTCTTGGCTCGAAGTTGAGCGTTCCTGCGCTCACGCTGTTTGGGTGTCGGTGGCTTGCGAGGAACACCCCTACGAAGTTCGTTCTTGCGCTCACGCCTACTGCGGTCATACGCTCTAATCGCTTCAGCACACAACTCGCACCGGCACTTGCCACAGTTGTAGGTGGCGGCCAGCCCGTGTGTGCGACCCCTCTTGTGCCGTTGCTTCGGTGGCTTCGGCTCTAATGGCTTGACCGTTATCACACGAGACACAATGACTTGTGTGAGGTGACCACTCTCACTCAACACCCACTCTTGTCGCTCGATGGTTTTGCTACTCACAAGGGGATACCTTACTAGGGTTAGGGGGTATCCGCAAGGGGAAATGCCCTCTCATCAGGCACTTTATTATGGTGTTTTGTTATGTCGCTAAACCCTGCTACACTCTAAGTATGGCCCACAAGGGTCATACCGACTAAGGAGCATCGTATGAACCGTTTGACCCAAGCAGCAGTCACCAACGAGTTTGGTGAGTATGTAGGCAAGACCATCGCAAGTATCCGCCCAATGACCGACAAGGAAGTTCGTGGCTTGGGCTGGGAAGTTGGCTATGACGATGCCTTCGTAATCGTCTTTACTGACGGCTCTGCCCTTATCCCTTCTGCTGACCAAGAAGGCAACGGTGCTGGCTGGCTATTCACCGCCGATGTCACACCCTCTAAGTAACCTAACCACAACCGACTAAGGAGAACCAAAATGGAAATCACCATCAACAAAAAAGCAGTTGAGCAAGCCCTCAACTTCCAAGCCGCCCACGCTCTCGTTGCCCCGATTATCTCGGAATACGAAGGCGAGGCGTATTACGACGATGTAGTGCTGAACGGCGTTGAGGACAACGGCAACCTCGTTATGTGTGCAGGAGGCGGTGTTGACTACGAAGGCAACGTCGTAGATGAGGGCTATTGGGTCGAACTGAAGCCTGTGGGTGAACTGAACGCCGATGGCAAGCACACCGCCTACGAAGTTATCGGTCACGCCCACATCTAAGGGGAGAGCAAAAATGCTGGTATGGATAGACACCGAAACGACAGGACTGGACTTCGACAACGACAAGTTGTTGGAAGTCGCAGTCATAATCACCACCGACAACCTGAAGGTCGTTGACCGCTACAACTCGGTCATCAAGACCTCTAAGAAAGCGGTGCGTGAAATGGATGAGTGGTGTCAGACCACACACGCCGCATCGGGTTTGCTTGACGAACTTACTGAAGCCGACAAGTCAATGAAGCAGGTTGAGCAGGAAATCATCGCTCTATTGGACAAGCACGACTTGACGAGCCGAGCGATTATCGCAGGAAACAGCATCCACTTTGATGTCCGGTTCCTCAACCGCTTTATGCCTACGCTGATGAAGCGGTTCAGCCACCAAACCCTTGATGTGACGAGCGTGGGGCTTTGTGTGAAGCGTTGGAACACCACCGCCTACGACACCCTCTACGCCAAGAAGGGCAAGGTTGCCCACCGAGCGATGGCTGACATTGAGAGCAGTATCCGACAAATGAAGTTCTACAAGAAGCAGGGGATGGTGGGCTGATGACCACAAGCGAAGCACGAAAGCGTAATGAGGAAAACAAGCGGAATGATTGTGAGTACCAAGTCACCATCACGCAGACGGAGTTGTGCATTATCCAAGATGCCCTAAACGCCTACGGCAGAGCCACCCACGCGCCAGACCAAAGCATTACGGAGACTTTTGAGTTGCTTAGCAACGACCAAGAGGACTACACCATTGACCAAGTTCGCCACTTATGGCGTAGCCTACAAAGCCGGTATCAGCAAAAAGGAGACAACTAATGGGTCTTGACCAATACGCCTTTGTGGTGATGCCACACAAGGAGAACACGGACTTCCATTTCGCTTGGACAAACGAGGACACCGGCAAGGTGACCGACATTGCCCAATGGCGTAAGCACAGCGACTTACAGGGGTGGATGGAAGCCTTGTACCTGCGTAAGTGCGAGGAACAGGGCGTAGAGCCACAGGTGGGTTCAGAGGGGTCGTGGTTCGCCGGTCAGGTGAACTTCAACTGCATCCCCATACGCCTGTCGTATCAGGACTTGTTAGCCCTGCGTGATGCGGTCAATGGTGATGCCCTACCCGAAACGACAGGGTTCTTTTTCGGTCAGAGCGATGACTACCACAAAGAGCAAACGGTGAAGTTCATTGAGGATGCCCTGAAAGCCATATCGCAGGATATGGAAATCTACTACGACAGTTGGTGGTAAATGCCCAACGAGAATAAAGACCCTGACGAGACTAAAGACATTGACGAGTGGACAGAGAACGACTGGCTTGACTTCTGGGCTGGATACTACGGGATAGGTGATGACTGATTAGGTCGCCACGCCTCACCGTTGTGTCGCAAGGTCGGGGCGTTTGGATGCTCGCTCTCTAGCGTAATCACCTCAATGCCCGCCTCTACCAACATCACTTGGGCGTTCATAATCTTGTCGTGCCAATGGCTCGGTTCGTCTGCGTGGTGATAGCGGATAACTCGTGAGATACCGCTTTGGATAATCGCCCTAGCGCAGTCAGAGCAAGCCGCCCAAACCGCTACGAGGGTCATACCTTCTGTGCTGATACCTAACCGCGCCGCCGAGTAGATGGAGTTGCGCTCGGCGTGTTCTACGAAGTCGTACTTGACTGGTCGCTTCCAACGGTCTTGGGTTTGCGCTACGCCTTTTGGAAATGAGTTGACCGCAGCCGTTTCCAAAATCGGTATGCCGTTGGGCATCGCAAGGAACGCAGCGTTCTGGGTTGAGGGGTCACGGCTTTCACTAGCCATACCTAATGCCATACTCATTAGCGTTTCAGGCGTTTCCCCGATGTTCTTGAACTGACGAGCGAACTCACCGAGGTGAAACTCGCAAGGCATTTCTGGGTGGCAGTTAGCACATTTGCTAACTTCGTTCCAAAAGTCAGTCATTGTTCTGGGCTGCGAACACCTTGACTACTTGGACTAAGCCGCTTAGACCCGTGTTCACAAAGAACCAGCCGAGGGCAACTTTCCAGCCCCACACAAAGTAGGCAACGGCTGGGCCGATAGTTCCCGCAGCGATTATTGCGCCGATAACGATAAGGGCGATGAGGGCAAAGAACCCCTTGATGACAACCATAACTAGCCTCTCTTTTCCACTAAGAAGTAATCCAAAAACGATGGGTCGTGCGGGCTGGACATCGTGAGCATCGTGCCACCAACGCCGAAGTTAGGTGAAAGCACTTGCCCCTCTAGCGGCCCGTTGTCTGTCTCAAAGACAAAGCCAATGAACATACCCTTCATAACCTCTAAAACCTCGCTGGCGGTGAAAACCGTGACTAGGGGCAGGTCTTTCGGCTCGCCTGTCTCTCGGTCAATACGAGTTACGCAGTAGCGACTAAGCGACATCGTTCTTTTTCAGCAACGACTGAATAAGAAGTTGCACCCTCTCTAGGTGCTTGTCCAACTCAATCTCCATAACACCACGGTCACGCAGCAAGGAACGCAAAACCCAAAACTCGCTATCAACTTGCTGGCGCGGTGTAGTCATAAACGACACTCTACCAACCCAACTAGTGAAATGTTGGGATTACACGGCGAGGATAATGTGGCTGCCTTCCTCGGTTTCCTTGTTCACACAGGTCACGGGGATACGAGTTCCAGCAACGACCCGTGTGTAGTGGCTGTGCAGGTGGCCGTGATAGACCTCTTTTGCCCCGCAACTTTCCAAAACAGCAGTTACAACCCGTTGGTTGGCCTGCGAGAAAACTACGGCGTCGTGTCCGAAGGCATTTTCCAGCCAAGCGAAGTCGGCTTCGGTCTGCGTTCCCCACGGAGCATCGTGAGTGAGCAAAATGTCGGCTTTTCCAGCAGATAAGGCTCGGTCAATGTCCTCTTGGTTGGCGGTTTCTTGTTTCCACCACGACTTGCCCTCTTTGCGGCTCGGTTTGTCCACCGAGTACGCCCCGCCGAACGCCATAAATGTAGTTTCACCAAAAGTTATGACTGAACCACGCGGCAAATGGGTCACGCCTTCCAAAATCGGGCGGTGTCCAGCCTCGTTTAGCGGCAACTCATACAAACGGTCAAAGTTTTCGTGGTTTCCGTCAAGCCAATAGAAGGGAATACCCGTCTTTTCCACCATCGCAGCGGTCAGATACGAATAATCGCAAATCCCATCCTCGCCAACTCGCCATCCGAAGCCGTAATCACCAAGTTGGATAATCGCCTCAACCTTCTGGCTGTGAGCGCGGTCAAAGGCTTTCAGCAGAGCATCTGGGTTTCCGTGAGTATCGCCAAGAAGCATTACCGATGGTCGTGTCATAGAGAAAGAATACCTTATTGGGGTTGTTTATTTCACTAGTATGACTTCGTGCTGCTACGTGGAAACTGTTTAGAAACCCTAAAGACCCTGCCAGACAACTCTATTGACTGCGTTGTGTCTGACCCGCCATACGAACTTGGCTTTATGGGCAAGAGTTGGGATGCAAGCGGTATCGCTTACAGTCAAGAACTCTGGGGTGAGTGCCTTCGTGTGCTGAAACCGGGTGGACACTTGCTCGCCTTTGGCGGCTCACGCACCTACCACCGCCTCGCCTCTGCTGTTGAGGATGCAGGATTTGAGATACGTGACCAGATTATGTGGCTCTACGGCTCTGGTTTTCCAAAGTCGCACAACATCAGCAAAGCCATTGACAAGAAGGCTGGGGCGAAGCGCGAAGTCGTTGGCTCACGCCCACTCACGGGAAACGGCAAGACGATGCGTTCAGGATTTCACCAACCCGACGGAACGGGTGCTGGCGAAACCGAGAAGCAAGATACTTTCGAGTTCACCGCACCAGCCACAGACGAAGCAAAGAAGTGGGAAGGTTGGGGAACGGCCCTGAAGCCGAGCCACGAACCCATCGTCGTTGCTAGAAAGCCCGTAGAGGGAACTGTGGCTCAAAATGTCCTGACCTATGGAACGGGTGCGCTCAACATTGACGGGTCAAGGGTGGGAACCGAAATCGTTGAAAGTGGCAGAGTTGGTCGTAGCACTGGAGTTAGCAACTCAATGTCAGACATTGCCTCAAATGAAGGTGGAACCACAACTGGTCGCTGGCCTGCCAACACGGTCATCACACACGCTGCGGGTTGTATCCAAAAGGCAGGCGCTAGTGAAATCATCGGCGGTGGGGCGAAGGCAAGTTCTGGCTTCGTCAACGGCTATGAAGGCGATGGCTTCGCAGGTAAGGAAATCACCAATGCGGTATGGGAGTGTGTAGAAGGTTGCCCCGTGATGAACTTCCCGATTACAGGGTCGAGCAAGGCTTCGATGAGGGGTGTGGGCTACACGGATAGCAATATTTACGGTTCGGGTGATGGCGAGTTTGACACGCTTTGTGGGTTCAACGACAGCGGCTCGGCGGCACGATTTTTCACCCAAACGGCATACAGCGAAGCCGACTATCAAGTTCCCTCACACGACCCTGTGGTTGTCGCACGAAAGCCTTTGGAAGGCACGGTTGTAGACAATGTGCTGAAATACGGCACGGGCGGTCTGAACATTGACGGCTCACGGGTCGGAACAGAAACCGTCATCACCACGAACGGCAAGGGGTTCAACGGCTCATTTGAGGGTGGCACGAACGATAACGGCGGTGCTGAACGAGAAGGTCGTTGGCCTGCGAACACAATGATTACCCACTCACTCGGTTGTAAGCAAGTTGGCGTGGCTGACAGCAAAATCCACTCCGCAGCACGTTTCTTTTCACAAACCGCCTATGACGAACCCGACTTCCCCGACTTTTTCTATCAGGCGAAGGCGGGCAAGAAAGAACGCAACGCTGGAACAGATGTCGCAAACCTTCACCCCACCGTCAAGCCTCTGGCTCTAATGCGCCACCTCGTTCGCCTCGTATGCCCCCCAAACGGCGTTGTGTTAGACCCGTTCCTCGGTTCGGGAACTACCGCCGTGGCTGCTGTTTTGGAAGGCTTTGAGTGGGTGGGCTGCGAACTCACCGAGGACTATTGGCCGATTATCGAAGCGCGAGTGGCGTGGGCTGAAAAAGAACGCACCGCACAAACCTCTGAAGCAACTCAACCTACCCTGTTTGGAGAACAACTATGAAGTGGTCCTTAGCGATTATCGCCCGTGACAACGAAGCCATCATTGGTCAGACCCTAGAAGGGGTGAAATCCTTCATTGACGAAATCATCGTCGTTGATACCGGCTCGTTGGACA